CCCCCAATGAGACCATGCACAGTCCTATTGATGTTAAGTAGTTCAAGATGTACTTAGGATGCTTCTTTCCTACCATCCATTGTAATCTTGACAGCATGCGTTGTGGATTCCTCACCATGGTGTACCCAACTCCATTATATACCGGTCTTGACTGGCAAAATTCTATCTCCTCAATGATACTTGTCGTATTGTCCACTTTTGTGACCATGCCAAATTGTTCATACCAACTTGGTGAAATTAAGTGTCCATTGGACCTTTCAACAAATATGATGAAGTCATCACCATCAATGTACATAAGCATCGGAACATTGAGGCTTTTCTTCATTGCGAGGGTCATTACATAGTTGATGATGGAATTGCCGAGACCTGTATTCTGATCACCCGACATGCGGGTGCCAATAGTTCGATACCTGGTGCCGTTTTTGGTGGAACCATGACAAGTGAGTTGCAAGCCTAAAAGAAACTTAAGCCTTGGATCATCATTGAAACACTTAGAATAGAACCAATGTTCAACTCTAAGTAATTCAATGTTGACGTGTGAATCAAACTTAGAGTGATCCAAACTAATTGCAACTGGGTCATGAAAATATGACATTTTGGTATCAATATCCTCGCCACGTTGAGTGAGATTTCTACACTTGGCGAATATTGGGGTTTCAGCTTCATCTAACCATGAATAAACATAGGATTCTAATGGTATTAGGTAAGCAGCCAATGGCAAACAGTAACGTTTTGACCTATATTGTATGCAGCGTGGTGTACTGTATTTGGCTTCATGGGATTTATCATCCTTAAGAAACATTCGTACTTTTCCATCACGTGCATTCAAAGGTTCAATAGTCAATGATTCCATGGCTTGCTCCAATAATCGTTTCTTGCCTCCCTTAGCATGTCTAATGACTGTCTCATAAGAAACGGGAGTGAACGATTTAATGTTGCGCTTAAGCATCCTACGTAGGTTGACACCTGATGTATACCTACTACCATCATCCAATTGATGGCGTTGCTTCAAAGCTACAACTTCATTACACACACAAGATTTATGTGTCCACACGAAAGTATCGATAGGGATGCTATAATCGAACAACTTCTGCGTGACGCGTGTGCAACTACAGTCAATGGCTGGGGCGCTTACGCTGCTGCCTGGTAATTGTGTTGAAATTGGGTGTCTACCAACACAGACAGCGTCCAGCCAAAGACTATCCTAAGCAGTTGTCTTAGTGGGCAATTGATGTGATTTCCTTCCCAGTATGCCCCAGGTATTCCCGGCCATACCTTTGCTAACAAACTTGTTATTCTTATGGAGTTCCTCAATGTGTTCGGGACTCTTCATAGATTGTCTAACAGCTT